CCACCACCTAATAATAAATACATATAAGCATCACCGACATGGGAATGTTCATTTTTGTTTGGCTGATCTCTAAATCGTTCAGCTCCAGATACTTGTACTCTTTTAAAATGATAACCACCACTTAATGCTTTACGAAGTCTTTTACATCTCTTATCAATTAATAGACCAGGCTTACCTTCAATCAATCTATTCATTGGCATTGCACCAGCCTCTCGTCTAACTTTAAAATCATTTGTTGCAGTTGGTCTAGCAGTTAAGCCAATCGATCTTAAATGATCAAATGCAGTTACTTCATAAATCTCATCTCTCTTTTGCCCGGCTGGATCTCCCCATACTAAGACATCAAATTTTGGATAACGACTTGCTAGTTCTGATTTTAACATTGTACCAAATCTTTCAAGGCCCATATCAAAAGTTACAAGCTCATGAAGTATTACCCATCTTCCATTAGAAAGTCTTTGTCCAAAGATTGCTGCTGGAGTTAAACCAAAGTCAACACCAACTTGAATAGGTACATTAGGATCCGGCTCAATTATTTCTGTAGACATAATGTTGTCATCGTATTCACTAATAATTGGTTTACCTTCCTGGACATAAGTGTAAAGGCCCTGGGCATAACATCTAATCCAATCAATATTCTTTCCAAGTAAAGTTTGTTCGTAATATCCGTTTGGTAAATTTTTTTTATTTTCTGCTTTTGGATTTGCCATCCACCATTTGTTTGCACTAAATATAAATCCGTTAGCCTCTGGGTTTTCTGGTAATTGATCTTTAGTATATTCGATAACGGCTCCTGGCTGTTTATAAAACTTCCAAGCATACTGACCAGACATCTTTTCTTTTTCAGATAATCGATACCACCAATGATCATCATCCATTGGGTTCGTATCCATAATAATTCCTCTCCAGGGTTTTGCTCCTCCATCCGATAATGTGGGATAACGACCAACACGATGCGTAAGACCATCAATGACGGCCTTGGGTAATTCTCTGGCCTCGTTAACCCACGCACCGGTAAGTTCCATGGATAATAATTTCCTAACATCTTTAGGTTGGTCAAGAGCTAAGAATATTACTTCACAATCTATTCCTGGAGCTCCATCTCTCGGTGGTAATTTAATATGATGCGTTAATGGTGGGCTCCATCTAAAGGGCCCCCAAATGTTCTCTGGAAATAATTCTTGCCATGTTTTAATAGTAGTTGTCCGAAGTTCGGGATAAGAATTACGCACAACAACAAACCTAGAATACTTGATCCCATCCCTCGGACTTTGTACCTGGCTCACAGCTTTGAGCATAATCTCTGCTGCACAAGCATAAGACTTCCCGGAACCAACTGGTCCCATTAAACCTCTAACAAAACTTTTATCTTTTAAAAATTTCCAGACTGTATGTGATGTAGAGAAATCTAAATTAAGATTTGTAATTGCATCACTCATTAAACTTTTTTTCTTTTTGTATATTCCAATTTATTTGTCCAGACATTTTAATAATATCATCAGTTATAATAATTGTTTTGATACCTTCGAGATCATCAATTACTTTTGCTAATTTATTATCATTCATTTTTTCTAAATCAGAAATTGCTTTATCTAATCTAGTTTCTATTTTACTTAAAACATTACTCATATTTTTCTAACCTTTCAATTATGCTTTCAATTCTACTCCCATCTTCAACTTTTTTTCCCATTGCTATATCTTTCCAATCATTAACTGAACGACTAATAATTCTTGCACAATCCTTATCACTCAGTTTCTTTCTCAACATCACCACCTGGATCCGATCTATCTCCTGGAGTGTTACTTTCCGATTTGCCATCTTCTACCTCCTCTGCGTCTATTATAGTTGGCTCTGGCCCATGCATCACAATACCAACTACTGAAGGTCTATCTACATCTTCATGGTTTTCTAATAGTCCAGATGCTTTAGCTAGAGTTCTTAATACTGAAACTTTATCATGTAATTCTACTTCCAACTGAGGACCAGCCTTAGTCGGAGTAACTTTAATTTTCTTAATTGCTTTGATTGCTGCTTTAGGAATATTCTTTGGATCTTTAACATTTACATTGCCTTGATCATCCCAATAAACAATATCGTCAATCGATACTGTCGCAAGATCTATTAATTCTTGAGCAACATTCTCTTTGTTGTGTTCAATCACTTCGGATTTTTTTAACCTTCTCTGAACCACTCGAATACCACCGAAACGATCCAGAGGAGGTTTAATGATCCTTTTTTTACTAGAAGGGGATTTCGTCATCAAGTTGATCTGCTCTCTCTGCTGCTAGATTAACTGGCTCATCATTCTTGGCTGCTGCCGATTGCTGATAAGATGGGATATTCCCTTGTCCAGATTTATCATTCTCAAACACTCTAAAAAATATAACAGCATCACCCTTGTTGTATTCCTTGGATGGATCCTTGTTATAGATTTTAATATCTAGAGCTCCAGGTACTGAAGTTCTTTGCTTAGTGTTTTTATCGTAGTTAGAACCTTCCCAAGTCTCAATGATATATTCACCCTCTGAAAGAGTAGTGGTTCTCATGAGCTTGAAAGTTCTGTTACTGTGTGTCGGTCCGTTAGACATATTTTTCCTTTCAGTTATGTTTCCGATTTGTTTTCACTATAAACCATTAATGAAAATTCTGCAAAAAAATTGTGAGGATCCCCCCCATATAGATCTACGCACCGGGGGGGAAGGTATGCCCATTTTTTCTGCCCCACTTTTGTTCTTTTCTGCTAGAATTATAAAGTGTAAAGGTTCGTTTACCATTTATAAATTACCTTATCTTCCTCGCATTAGAGATCTTCTTAATCATTCTCTGTATCTCTTCAGCTTTATCAATAGGTGGAGGCCTTTTAAACAATGCGTGTTCAAAGAATACAATGCTTTTAGGACTATCCTTATGGTTGGTTCTTCTCCATACCAATATATCTTTAATCCTTCTTACAGCATACTCTGGATCTAATCCTTTATCTGCAATCCAGGATTGTACAATCTCTAGTTGTTTCTGATTGTATTGGATATGCTGACCGAATATCTCTTCGGTTAGTCTTACAAACTTATTCATTATCATTTTACCTTTAAGGAATATATCATTGTTAAGTTTGTTGTTATGCATTCCTTCTGAGTGAATATCTACATATTCCTTGGAGTGAATATCTACTTTATCCCCCTCTTTTACAGTAGGCTTTACCTCTATCCTTGTATTCCTTCTGAGTGAATACTTGGTATTGTCTCCCACCTTCGGTCCCTTTGGTATTTCTGGCTTTTCTTCATAAGATCTATCATTCACAGTAGCTGTTGCAATGGCATCCTCTTCGCTTATTCCTGGATCAAATACCATGAAGTACTTGTTGCCCTTCAGCCCAGGATGTTTCTTAGCATAACGAATATAATCCCATTCAATAAGTTTCTTAATGTGTTTACTTACTGTACTCTGAGATTTAATTCCTAGTACCTTCGCTATGGTTATTTGGTTCGGCCAACAGACACCTTGCCTTGAGGTATAATTACCTAAAGCACACAGCACCATGAAAGTTCTGGGATAGGTTTTAAATCTAATATCAGCCACAGCTCGTTGTGGAATGACACAGAAATGCCCAGGAGTTCTGCCGGTTCCGTAGTCTGCCTTATCCTTATTTTTCGGAGCAGTAGCCATGCTGGATGTTATCTACAAGTTCTTGTTTTATTTTGTTGTAATCGGACCACAAACCTAAACCTTCATCAGTAGACATAGACCAACATTTGGATTTCTCAGCCTTGAGCTTTTGATGATGGCACACAGTTGTATGATCACGATCTCCACAAGTTCTCGCAATGTGTGTAACACCATGTTTAGTTAAGTCTAAGCATAAGTTAATATACAAAGATCTAGCTTTCACTAATTCCTTGTACCTTCGTTCAGACATAATTTGTTCTGGAGTAAAGTTTGTATGATTGCATACAGAGATTAAAATATCTCGCATCCAAATTCTACCTTCAGCTTTCTCTGGGTAGTAATGTATTTCTGCTTTCATCAATTTAACTTTCTCTTGTAGCAAAAATATTTTCTTCTCGATGTTATCTATTTCGATTTGTTTTAGTTGCCTCGGTGTGAGCTGCTGGAGATCATTCAAAGGCTTGGCTGGTCGCATAACCGGATTATTTATTAGGCTCATTCTCATCCTCTTTCTTTTTAAATTTAACGATCTTATCTTGATCCGATTTTGGTTTATGCTGCTTAATCAGATCCGTTAAAGTTTTAAGTAAATACTCAATGTACCAATGAGCTTTACCTACATCATCTCTTGCACCTTCGAGTGTTGGCACCTTGATACCCATTCTCGAAATGTATTTTATGATGTTACCTTTTAAGTAACCGATAAACTCAGCATCGGTCATTTGTGATTTGATTGCCTCAATAGTTTCTATTGATTTGTTTTTGTAATGTGGAGGATTTATTTTATCCTTGCTCATCGTTTACCATCCCTCTTGCTGCATTGATCATCTTGTCTAATCTATCTTGCCTAACTTTAGGTCTAATAGTTAATCCCATTTCTAAAACATCAGACACCAAAGTTGCCATAGGTATTCGTTCTATCTTGGCTTGTTCCTGGAGTTTGTCTTTTAGATCCTGGGAGATCTTCATGTAGAAGGGTGTTAATTCCTTGTTTTTTGCCATGTTTTCTCCTTGTTAAAATATATATTGCAAATATATCAGAAATATCTATATTAGTAGG